GCTTTCCAAATGCAATTGCCTGTCGAAACAATGACCGCTGATAAAATTGACAAGATTAAACGCTTGAAGGTTGCGGCTATTAGATCACCGTTGCAAGCCAGATTGACCGCAGAAATGATGGATGGACAATGGTCATCATCAAACGACACTTTGCTAGAAGGCGGCACCAATGCGTTGGAGTGGGTCAAAGAAGCGCGATCATCTAAAGAGGGTATTACGCTATCTATACCGAAAGGTGATGGTGGTGAAAGATTGACTGACAAAGAGGCGGCGGCAGTTATACAGAAAGACATCAAGTCAGGTGCGCTAACATTATATAAGCTTGGCACAAAAAGCCGTACATTTTTTGGCATTCAAAAAAACTATAACTATGATGAAGTCTATGAAGGCTGGGCACCAACACCCGGCGGGCCTAAAATTGGCAATGATGAAGTAGCTCTTGTATCTGTTTTGTCTAATGACAGAGCGGCAAACGGCATCGGCAAGGCTACCGTTTTGAAAGCAATTGAAGAAGGGGCTACAGTCCTTGATTGCTTTGAAGTCAAATCAGCCAAAAACCCTGATGGATTCTTGACCACATTTTATGGTATGTTTGACTTTGTAGAGGCCGGGCGTGTGAAATTTGACCCGCAATACTACACAAAGCAAGAACTTGCAGACCTAGAAAAAGTTTGGTCTGACAGAGGCTGGAAGCAAGGCGACCCATACCCAGATGTGGTCATTATGAAATATATTGGTGATGATGATGCTAGATCAAACGCAACTCAACGCTTTGTCACAGAAGGTGTCTTCAGTAGTGGGGTCAACCAAGCTGGAGGCGCTTTCGGAAGTGCAGCGTCAAATGTGCGAAGTTCTGTTGACGAAGCGTCTACAGAAGCTGGAGTTTCAAGTAGACCAGATACAGGACGAGGAGCTGATCGGGATTTACGAGATGGTGGTGAACGACCTTCAACCGATAGACTTGCCTCAGTAGCGCAGGAAATACTGTCACTTTCTGAAGAGCAAATACAAAACCTTGGTTTAGACGCAGCGCTAATATCACGGTTAAAAAGTCGATACCAATCTGGGGTACAATAAAGCTTCACGAATGTAACGAAGTCGTGTAGATTTTTTCTAACATGGGCGCAGCAGCGCCCTTTTTCTATGGGTAAAATTCATGTCACTTCAGATGCCGCCATCTGAGCTGGAGCAAAGGCGCCAGCTCAACGATCAAGCTATGTCTGATGTAGCCACTGGTGGTGTGACTGAAATGGCTGGCGATCCTGTCCAGCTTGCCGGCAAAATCCCGTCCAGCGTCGTTGACCAATTGCTGTCAATCTTTAAAGGGCCGGTGGCAAAGAACACGCCAGAAGGCACTGTCGATGTAAAGCCGCGCGTACCGGCTGAAGGCGGTCTGGTGCCGGATGATGCGCGGTATCGTGACACGCAGAAATCATCTGCCACAGGCACACTCAGCGATGAAGGGCTGGACAAGTTTGAGGCACAAGGCCAGCAAGCCACCGACCTGTCACCATCCGGGCAAAGGATGGCTGAAGCGCTGGACGCTGCTGATGAAGAAGCTCTGACGCCTGATGAAGAGCTGCAAACAATTGTGACGGCAAGCCAGCGCGGCGTCACAGCCGACAACCAAGGCTTCAACCTAACTGAGGATTCATCTGGTCTGGCAACAGAAAGCCAAGCTGATGAGGTGCTTGAGGCGGCAACGATTGCTGAAGGCTATCTCCGCAGTATGAAGGATGGCGCCCCGTTTAACTGGGACAAGATCAGAACAACCGACGATGTGAAAGGTTTGATACAGGCCGTATCAGACAGTTTGCCAGAAGCCGAAACAGCGGCAACACGGGGCGTTGTCAGTAATGTAGATACCGTCGAGGCGGCAACAGGACAGCTTGCAGACGCGCTGGGTATGAAGCGCAAGCTTTTGAAAAAGCAGCGCGGCGAAGGTTTTATCAATGCTGAAGAGGCCGTTGCAGCCCGTATGCTGTTGGCAGACAGCGCCAAAGCTTTAGCCAAGCTTGCTGCTGATGTTCAAGCGGGTGTTGGCGGCGACAGGACGATGCTGCTGTTTCGCCGGCAGCTTGCCATTCATAACGGCATTCAGCTCCAGATTAAAGGCGCACAAGCGGAAGCTGGCCGGCTGTTGCAATCATTCAATATCCCGGTCACTGACGGCGTGACGCCGGATGCGGCAGCGTTGATGAACATCGACACTCTAAGGGCGTCAGGTGGGGCGAAAACCTTGAGGATGGCTGCGAGTGGGTTGCTAGAAGCAGCGGAGAATGGCGAGGCTGCTTTTAACAAAGCCGCGCAAAGAGGCATTATGAGCAAGTTCCGGCAAGGCATGGAGCATCTCTATATCAACGGTCTGCTGTCAGGCCCGAAGACGCAATTCAAAAACCTCGCTGGCAACATGTTGTTCATGGCTATGCAAGTGCCAGAAGAATTTATTGCTGGCGCGTATGGCTCTCTTGAACGCACAGCGATGCGCGCCGCCGGAAAAGAAATCGACTACACGCAGCAAGCGTACATGAGCGATGTCACGGCGCGAATGACTGGCTACTTTGTTAGCTTCAATGATGCCCTAGCTGCCGCCGCTCAAGCTATAAAGACTGGTCAGCCGGGTGACGCAGTGAACAAGGCTGAGATAAATGCCTATCGATCCGCTGGCGGCACTGGCAACACCGTGTTCGGCAACGCTATGAGCTACCTTTATACAGGCACAAGTTTGCCTACAAGGTTGCTGCTTGGCGGCGATGATTTATTTAAAGTGCTGTCGCAGAACGGTGAGCTTCATGCGATAGCGAACCGGCAGAAGAAAGCTGCGTTGGCGGCCGGCATGTCTCCGGCTGAAGCTGAGCAAGAGCGCTTGATGGTGCTGCTCAGTCCTCGCCAATATACGACTGAGCTAGATGTCAAAGGTCGTTACGACACATTGATGTCTGATCTTGGCGACTTTGGCAAAGGTATGTCGTCTATCCAAAACACTTGGTTCGGCCGGTATGTCATACCTTTTGCTACAGCCCCGACAAATGACATTCTGCGGACATTAGAGCGGACGCCGATTGGTTTGGCGCACCCAGACTTATATCGCGGCAACGGTAAAAACAGGCAAGCTCAAGTAGGTCGTCTTGCTTTCAGTGGGATGTTTTGCGCCCAGCTAGCGATGTATGCCGGCATGGGCCACATCACTGGTGCAACACCAAGAGATAAAATTAAGAGAGAAAAGCTGCCGCCAAACTGGCAGCCGTATAGCTTTGTCTTTAGAGGCGAAGGCTTTCCAGAAGACACACCTTTGTTTGATCGCTATGGCAACCCTAACGGCCCGCTTGATTATGTCAGCTACTCTGGCATGGGGCCAATGGCATCAGTCATTGGCATAGTGGCCGGCGCAACGCAAAAAATGGCGTTAGCCCGGACAGCAAAAGAGCGTGCCGATTGGCCCGGTGCAGCGGTCTATGCTGTCAGAAAATACTTCGGTGAACTGCCCATGTTGCAGGGCGCTGCGGATGTCATCACTGCGCTAGATCGCGGCGACAGTGACTACATTACTTCCGGGCCATTAGGCTCTATGAATCTAGCGCCCCCTGTCCCTGTGCCAAGCCCGTTTTCTGCTTTGACGCGAACAGTCGAGCGGATTGGCGACAACACGATTACAACAGTAGGCGCACCATTCGATGTGTACACCGTTGATGATGTTCGGCGCCTAACAGAATCTGGGGAGATGGCTCCCGGCGTCGATGGAAATTTCGATTGGGCACGGGTCGGGCAAGCTAAAGGTATTGAAGGGGATGTGTTCCATCGCAATGTCCATGAAATGTATTTGCGTATGGTCGCAACTAGCATGGGGCACGATGAGCAAAATGCAGAAATTCCAATATACGACACGCTTGGCCGGCTAGTCACTGATGGCCCAACCTTTGAACAAAACCCAATGCTGCGTATGTGGAATGGGTTCAGCCCAATAGTTTTGTCCAGCTCAGAAGAGCAAGAGCCATTCGTCAAAGAGCTTGTGCGCTTGGATTGGCCACTGCCACAGCCGCCGGACAACTACAAAGGCGTCGAGCTAACGCAGATGCAAAAAAGCAATTTCATATGGCTGGCAAAAGGCAACCGTGATCAATTGCCGCCAAATCTAGAAGGCACAAACCTTGTGCCTGTCAGAGTGCGAGGCAAGGCCGGCAGTCAAACATTTCAAGCATCGTTGGCTAGTTTGATCAATTCGCGTGAATACAGGAAATCAACAGACAAAGAAAAGCGCAACCTCATTGGCCAGCTTAATGATGACTTCATGGCGGCAGCATGGTCGCGCCTAACCGCTATTCCCGGCAATGAACGGCTGGGCATTGCGGCGAGGCAAATACAAGGGCTTAAAGAAAGGGGCTACAGATGACCATCAGCACCACCAACATCAATAAATCTTATAGCGGCAATGGCAGTACGCATTCCTTTGCATATGACTTCCCGATCTTTGCCGACGCCGATCTGACTGTCGTTGTGCGCTCAGCCGCCGGCACAGAAACCGTCAAAACTCTCAACACGCATTACATAGTTACTGGGGCCGGCGCATCATCAGGCGGCAATGTGCTGTTCAAGTTTAACACCGGCACATCGTCCGACGCACATTTTAGCGCTACAGATCATCGCCCGGCATCTGGTGAAACTGTCGTTATCCGGTCTGAGCTGGCAAACACGCAGACACTTGATCTTGTCGCGAATGACCCGTTCCCGGCATCGGCTTTTGAGACAGCGCTGGACAAGCTTGTGCGGATGGTACAGCAGCATGAAGAGGAGCTGGATCGCTCTATCAAGCTGTCACGCACAAACACAATGACCAGCACAGAATTCACCACCAGCTCGACGGATCGGGCTAGCAAGGTGCTGGCATTCGACAGCTCCGGCGAGCTTTCAGTCACGACAGAGCTGGGCACATTCAAAGGAAACTGGAGTGCGTCAACAGCATATGCGCTGCGCGACATCGTCAAAGACACAAGCACCAACAATATTTTCATAGCTATCACAGCGCATACTAGCTCCGGCAGTCAGCCGCTGACGACAAACACCGATAGCGCAAAATGGTCATTGCTGGTCGATGCTGCGTCCGCGACGACTTCGGCCAGCGCGGCTGCATCAAGTGCCACTGCGGCTGCTGCAAGCGCCGTAGACGCAACGAACAATGGCGCTGCCCAAGTTACATTGGCAACAACCCAAGCTACAAATAGCTCTAACTCTGCAACGGCTAGCGCCAATTCTGCTACGGCCAGTGCGAATTCTGCCACGGCTGCGGCGTCGAGCGCCACATCTGCGGCCAGCAGTTTGTCAACATTCCAAGGCCAGTACCACGGCGCAGCCAGCTCTGATCCAAGCAGCAACCTCGACACTGGCGATTTGTATTTCAACACATCGACTGGGATCAAAGTCTACAACGGCTCTGCATGGGTGGACGTAAAACCAAGCAGCTCTGAACAGACAGCAATCACTGCTGTAAATGCAAACGCAAGTAACATCAATGCGCTTGCGGCAACTGATGTGCTGGCTGACATGGCGCTACTGGCAGACTCTGATGTCATTAGTGACATGAACACTTTGGCTACAACTGATGTAGTCGCTGACCTAAATACTCTTGCCACCAGTGATATTGTAAGTGACATCAACACGCTTGCTACAAGTGATATTGTGTCTGATCTGAATACTTTGGCCACTAGCGACATCGTATCTGACATCAATACTTTGGCCACTAGCGACATCGTGTCTGATCTGAACACGCTGGCGACATCCGACTTTGTGGCAGACTTGAACACAATGGCATCGGCTGATGTTGTGGCTGATCTGAACACTCTGGCGGCGATTAGCTCCGACATTACATCCTTGTCTGGTGCGCTTGAAAAAACCTACACAGTTACAGTAGTCAATCCGGGCAGTGGTAATGTGTTTGCTTTGGATGGTGTTAATGCGCCGACAATCGAATTGTTCAGAGGTAATACATATGTCTTTGATCAATCCGACAACAGCAACACTGGCCACCCAATAGCTTTCAAAGACAGTGGCGGGTCATCTTACACCGATGGTGTAACAAGCACTGGAACGCCCGGCAGCTCTGGTGCCAAGACCACATTTGTTGTGCCATCAAATGCGCCAAGCAGCTTGCGGTACTATTGCACGGTCCACGGCAACGGTATGGGCAATACCATAACCGTCACAGACAGCAACATCTCGCTGGTTGCCGGATCAATTGCAAATGTAAATACTGTCGGTGGCGCAATCAGCAATGTGAATACAGTTGCCACTGCAAATGCGAACATCACAACAGTCGCAAACAATATCAGCGGTGTTAATAGTTTTGCAGAACGCTACCGGGTTGACTCATCTGACCCGACATCATCGCTTGATGAAGGCGATCTGGCGTATAACAGCACATCGAATCTTCTCAAATATTATAACGGTTCAAGCTGGCAGAGTATCAGCCCCGGCATTGGGTCTGTAGCAGACGATAGTTCCCCGCAGCTTGGCGGCGACCTTGATGTCGTGACAAATGCTATTGTCAGTACATCAAACAGAAACATTGCGATTACGCCAAACGGCTCTGGCTCTGTTGTTCTTGATGGCCTGTCGTACCCACAAGCTGATGGTTCTGCTGGCCAGTTCCTAAAGACAGATGGCTCTGGCGCACTGTCTTTTGCCACTGTTGCCCAGCCATCTAATGCAACGACATCAGATGCGGGACTGATGTCTGCTGCTGATAAGACAAAGATGGATGCCATAGAGGCTTCCGCTGATGTAACTGACGCAACCAATGTTGCAGCAGCCGGTGCTGCTATGCTTGCTGGGGCTAGTTTTACAGGGGCTGTTGATGTCGATGCTGCGCTTGTTGCAAACACAGTGGGCATCGATAATGGATCAAATGATTGGGTCTTCAGTGTTTCAAGCAATGCCCTGATATTCTCATATGGCGGTACGGCAAAAGCCAAGCTAGACAGTAGCGGCAATCTGACTGTCATTGGCAATGTCACCGCATACGGGTCCATCTAATGGCTATCGCAGCATCAGGGGCTGTAAGCCTTTCTGATTTTAGATCAGAGTTTGTTGGCGGTTCGTCTGCTATTTCGCTAGGCGATTTGTACCGTGGCGGCAGTAACATTAGGGCCAAGGCTGGCAACAACACAGCTACTAATCTTGCGGCAAATGTACCAACCAGCGGCGCAATAGATTTTGCTGATTTCTATTCACAGGCAAAAGGCTTTCGCAAAACCTACAGCAGCGGAGCAACGAACCAAGATGCGTCTGCCGTTTTTGGCGACGACTATGCTG